TTTTGATTATTGTTGCCATTTATTCTCTCTCCTGTTAAAATGTGCCACCGTTTAATATCAAATCACCACCAGTATCGGTTATTATATCGTTTCTACTTGTCCATTTTTTAGTTGTATCATCATATTGTAATAATGCACCATCAGACAATGATGTTACATTTACATCTTGTAATCTGTTTAATTTTGTTGTAGTTGCAGGAACAGTTACAGAAACCTGTTTAGGTCCTGAAGCTGTAGTTGCATTTAATTTTGCAGTTATATTTGCCATATACCCTCTTTTTATACAAGATACTTATATTTATATATTTATAAAATTAAGAGGATATATGTTGTAATTTATTTAATATTATGCTGGATTTGATGCAGTTGCTACATCAGACACTTGAGTTGTACCGTTTGTACTTGACTTGTCATCTTTAGGTGCTATCTCTTTTTCAATCTTTTCATTATAATATTTTGTTAAAACGTCTATTTTTTCTACTTCTAAAACGTATCTAACTCTATTTGCCTGTAAATCTTGTCTTATCGCTATTGCATTTAAGCATGCTTGAGATAATTCACTTTGTTTAAACTCTTTACCATTAATTGTAATAGTAGGTTCGTTTTCTGTAGTATCTGCTTGTTTTGTAATATTTTCACTACTCATTTATTTATTCCTTAACATATATGTTGTTTCATTTGTTTATATAGTCACGTTAGGTCGTACGGTTATAATTCCCTCTATGACTCTTGTTACCGAGCTATCTGCTGTCAATGTTATTTCTACATCATAAACATATCGAGCAGGAGCATCTAAAGCCGCAGTTTGAGCTGCAGTTAAAGATAGATTAATAATGCCTGTTGTTCTATCAGCATCAAATGTTGTTGTTATCGTGGTTCTTGTTCTTGTCGAAGTATAACCCAACGCCATTTTAGCTTCTGCTGTAAAACCAGTTAAATCAAATGGATCACCATTTGCGTCTTTTACTGTTACAGATGAACTAAAAGAAGCACCTTGATCTATCGTTAAATTTGCTACTGCTGCCATATTACTATTTATAAGTTATTTTTACGTTTTTTTTTGTAAATGCGGGTAATCCTAACATAGGCCTACCGTCAAATAGATTACTTTGTGCGTATGGTCCGTTTACGTGATTATAATGTAAAAAAACTTGTCCACATAGATTACCCTCAAACGGTTCTCTCCAGTGTTCTAATTCACAACCACTATAAACTAACATATCGCCAGGTTCTAAATCAACTCTATTTCCAGCAGGTGCGTTTGGTTTGTGTATATTTTTTAATTCATCTATTACATTGTTTGAACCTGTTGGATCAATATAGATAGGCCATAAATCACCACCTAAATTAAGTGTTGTTGATATTTCACAACTTGGCCTATCTTTATGTCTTTTAAGTATCGCACCTTTTTCGTAAACTCTTGTATAAGCATAAGTAGGTACTAAATCTAATCCTGTTTGTTGTTTCATAACAGGTAAAACTTTCATCATTAAAGTTTCCATTACATCATTACCATATTCTGAATATACATTTGGTACCTGTTGGTCCGTCCAAGTTCCATAATGTCCATTGTCGGCTGTAAAATTATGTTTATACATAAACTCAACAGCATCTCGTCTTAACAACTGATAATTAAAAATAAAGTTTGCTAATTCATATGAAATTGCATTTTTAATTACCTGATACTTTTTTTGTTTAAATTCTTCGTTCATATATTAAATCCTTTTTGTACAAAATTAAAACTTACAGATATTCTTATATCGTTAGTTCGATTTGGTTCAACACAATGCCATAACCAAGATGGAAACATTATTAATCTTCCTTGTATTGGTTGTAAATGTGCTTCTCTCCATAATTCTTTAGGCATTTCAAACATTTTATCTCTACCGTTTTTTCGATTTGGCATCATTGTTTGTATTCCAGGTCTTGGATCGTTAACAACTAACTCTCCACAATTTGGTTGTGTTTTAATATAGTACACACCAGAAAATAAACAATTAGGGTGAACGTGAGGTCTATTGTATCCACCAGAGTAATTTATATTTGCCCACATATTTCCTAAAAATGGCTCACTATCTAACCATTCTTCATTATAGATTTCATATTGCATTTTATATAATTCATCTACTAAAGGTTTATATTCAGGTTTTGTTTGCATATCGGTTGTTGAATGCCAACCATTCATATTGGTTCTTGTAACACCTTCATCAGATTTTGACCATTCTATAACGTGTCTTGCTAAAGTTTCATTATCCAACTGTAAATCTTTACCATAAATAATTGTAGGAAAAAAATGTTCTTTTAATAATTGACTCATATTACTTAAACGGTGTCCCTCCAAACCATACCACTAAAGATTTTCTTAATCCTCTTGTTACAGGCGCTACTCTATGACTTATAAAAGACGCAAAGAAAACAGCATGACCTTGTTTTAGTGGTGCCTTTTTACCTGGTGCTAACAACTCTAATTCACCACCATCAAATTCACTTTCGTGTGATAACAATAAAGTCATTGATATTTTTCTTACTGGTGGTTCGTGTTGACAATTGACATCATTGTCTTGGTGCCATTGATAGTAACCACCTTCAGGATATTCTGTATATTGTGCTTGTTCCGTTAGTTGCATTCCTTCAAATCCAAAATGATTTCGATTTGTTTGGTGCATTACTTGTTCTAATTTACGATACATTGGTTCTAATTTACCAAAAGGTATCCAAGAAATATGACTTGTTCTTGTTTTTGTATTGACTTCACCACCCCCACCCTTTTCATCACCAACTTGTGCTATTTGAGGTGGCATTGAACGACCCATATTCATAATGTCTTGGCATTGTTCAGGTGTAAAAATAGGTTTTGTGGTTTCTACAATATAAGACTTCCAACGAGGTTCAGTTATTATTGTAGGTTGTTTGTAATATCTAAATCGGTTATTATCGTTCATTATTAAACTCCTCGATTTTCTACAGGATTAAAATCTACGTCACAGTTTGCTGCTAGTGTTCTTCGTGTTTGGTCTGTTCCATTAAACGGATACACACAATGTCGCATATCATACGGAAACACATAAAAATCTCTTATTTCCATTGGTGGTTGATAATCTATTTTAGCAAATTGACCATTGGCAGCACCTAATATTTGTAATCGACCATTTTGTGGTGTTTCGGATGCTGAATATTCTACACCATAAGTATTTGGTAATTTAAGTATCATAACGCTTGAAAGGCCTGTATATATACTTCCTCTATGTATATGAGTAGGATTGTATTCGTGTTGTTTCATTTCATTTATCCATATTGAATTTAAGTGTGTTTTATATTTACGAATTTTATTATAATTTAAATAGTGTTTATATATATCTTCAAACCATTTTACTATATTGTAAGGTAAAAAGTTGTGTCTTTTTACTTTTGTTTCATCTGCTCCATTGTAGTATATAGAGTGTTCGTTTTGTATCTTTCCTACTAACGTTTTATTTGCTGATGGTAGATTTTTAAACTGACTTTCGTAAATAGCATTTATCGTTATAAAAATATCATATGGCACTTGATATTTCATTATAGATTGTCCTAGATTTATACATTCAAACTTCATAATACAATATGACCATAGGCCTTTCTGATACTTTCAGGTATCATTGATTTATAAGGATTATCTTCCTTTTTAATTTCAGTTTTTATAGTGTGCATTTTATTTCCAACAATATTATCATCATAACTTAAACCATTGACACTAAACTGATTTAAGGATTTATAATTGTGATTAAAGTAGGGTATTTCTAAAAATGAATATATTTTTCTAATTTCATTTTCAGGATTGGTTACCAAATCATTATATTTTAAAAAATGACATTTTGACCTATTTTCAGGTTGTAACGCATTTTGTATAGCAATTAATTCTTTTGCAATTGCACCTTCGTTATTCATTAGCATCCATAATTTTTCTTCAATGTTTCTTTTACCATATTTATTCGGAAACGCAGATGGTTCATTTTCAAACCACTTAATATAAGACGCAAGTACATCTAATAAATCTCTCCATATAATAATACATTTGATTGGTTGTTTTAGATGTTTTTCAACAAGTAGTTGATTGCCAGGAGTAAATACAGGTCCTCTATCAATAATATATTTGTATGGCCAGTTTTGATAGTAGTTTTTATAAACATTATCTAACACATTATCTAATGATTGATGGTCAGGATAGTTTTTAAATACATCAGTTTGTTTTAGTAAAAAAACATCTTTCATTATCTCTAAAGTAATAGAGTTTGCGGTTACACCAATGTCGGGATTTTGATTCATTAAAGAACCAAATAAGGTATTACCAGAACGTGGTAAGGTTAGTAAAAAGAAAAGTTGTTTATTCAAACCATCAATTTTCATAATAAAATATAATGTTATAGTTTATTTATTATTTGTTTCAATCTCTTTATAAGTCATTTTAGCCTTATTTAATTCTTTATCAGCGGGTTTTGTAGATATGTTAGATGATGTAAATAAATCTGAATTTCCGTTATTTTCAGTATTAGGTTTATACCCAAGTTTTGCTTTTGCTTCAGCACTGTATGGTAATAACACACCATCTTTTTCAAGTCTTTCTAAAGTATTTAATTGACCCACAACATTAAAGACTTCTGATTGAGAAGATCCTGGTGTTAATGTTTTAACTTTATTGGATAACATTAACTTGTATGATTCTGCTTGATGTGTATTTACATTTTTATTATCAAATGAACCATCATCATATTCTGCTTTTAGTTGAGACCATTGATTGATTTCTCTCATACGGTCTTTTGCAACTAATTCCATATTTGCTCTACCGTATAGTTTTTCTTCTAATTCAATTTCGTGCATTTCTCTTTCCAACTCGTCAGCTTCTTCTTCAATTTTCTTTTTAAGTTTTTTAATTTCAACTTCATTTTTTCTGTAATCAAATGATAGTGTCATTAAGTTTTCAAAGAATACGTTTTGTTCTCTTACACACTGCCAGTATTTTGCTGCTTTAGTTGGAAATTTTGCGTCTTGTAAAACAGACATTCTCATTTCTGTTTCTGTTCTAAAGACTTGTTTTTTGTGCCAAGTATCTTTTAACTCGTCTTTTAACTCTTTAAGAGCTTTAAAGTCGTTAGTATCTAATACTTGAGCTAGATGATTGACGTTTGCTTCTGAAGCGGCTATGATATCTCGTTTTTCTTTTTTGGCTTCGGCGTAGCTTTGTGTTTTGTTTTCTTCACTCATTTACAATTTCTCCTATTACATTACAAAGCATTTTATATGCTATGATATATTCTTATTTATATAAGTTTTATTTATCTTTTCTTCTACTTTTTTTATAACAGTTATTTTAGCATTTGGTTCAGGTGCTTGTTTAAAAACTAACTGACCATTTACTATTTCATAGTCTTGTTTAACACGTTTTAATTCATTATTTGCTGTTATAACTAATTTCTCTTTACTATTGATATTCATACTGTTACAGATGAACTAAAAGAATCACCTTGATCTATCGTTAAATTTGCTACTGCTGCCATAGTACTACTTATAATACATTATTTAAGTTTGTCAAAAATTATAGGTTTGTAATTTTCAATTGATTTTGAATAATCAAATGCTGTTCTCCATAACTGCCTGTCTTTATTTTTTACGGCTGATCTTCTATGACTTGTAATTAGTTGATCCATAAACAATAAATCACCCTTTCTAAACACATGGTGTATCATGTATTTTGATCTTGTTACATCATTCCATAATTTATTATAAAATGTATC